GGTTAAATAAAGGTAGTAAAAAAGATAGAGCATTAAAATTAAAGATAAGTAAATTATATTCTAAAGCTTTAAAAATGATGCCAGGTTCGCCAGTACAAAATAAGATAAAAAAAGAAATAGAAAAATTAAGAAATCAATTGAGTGAGGGAGTTGATTTACCAATAGAAATAGGTGATACTGTCAAAATGGGTAAATTTAAAAACAAAAAAGTTGTTGTTAAAACTATTGATTGGAATGAAAAAGGTGATTTACTTATCAATGGAAGACCTGCATTAAAATTTAGAATTATGAAAGAATACATAGAAGACTTTTTAGTTGAAAATGATATTCAAACTATAATTAATGAAGCTTCAACTACAGTTACAAATGGTGCAAGTGCAATTGATGATGGACCAAGATTTTTCTTTGGTGATAAAAAGAGTTATATAAGTTGGAATGAAGAACAAGCAGGAAAACTTGGTATGACAGTAGTTAATCATATACTTAAACCTACTAACTATGATATGGTAGGTCATGAAACAGATTATCCTAACGGCCCTACAGGAGCAGTAACTTATTTTCCAGCTGGCTCAGTTGGTAAACGAGCAGGAACAAATGTGTTTGGTGATGAAAAAGGAATAAAGGCTTTTAATCTGTGGGATAAACACATGCAAAATATCGTAAAAACGATAGGATGGGAATTTGTAGATTATCTGAGTAGCAAACTATCAATATATTCTTCAAAAGATGAACCGATGGCACCCGGTGAACAAGGTGATGAATCAGCAGGACATATTAATTCCAAAAGAACAGATATTCAACAACATAGTAATGATACTGACGGTGATGGTATGGTAGAAGAAAACACATTCAGTAAAGAGTGGTGGGAAGATTTATTGTTTGAAGAACAAATGTTATTAGATGAAGGTGTTAAGTTTAATAATTTCTTAAAAGATTGGTCCAAAAAATCAAAGCAGCCATTTGATAAAGTTAATCAATCAATGAATAATAAAAATACTTTTGCTATAGCTAAATTAAATGATTTTAGTGTAGATAAAGTATTTGATTCAGCTAAAAAAGGATTTAAAACATTTCAAAAAGTAATGAATTATGTACCAAATAAAGTGGCTAAAGGTTTAGAAAAAACAAAATTTGGAAAAGGTAAAGAAAAAGTTTTAGGTAAATTAGATGATTATTTACAAAAACATCCTAAGCTAAAAAGAGTAATGGGAGTAGCTGCAGGTGCTGCAATTACTTATGCTTGGACAAAAATGACCTTTGTTGGTGACCCTGAATATGACTTAGATTTGTCTGCTGCAGCTGCTGCAGCGGCCGCTGGTGATTATACAATGACAGATTTATTTTCTGGTGAACTTGGAACTAAATTCTTGGTATTAACTGCAGTAGGAGCTACTACTGGTTTAACAATGCCATATACAAAAGTTCTTGGTACTGCTGGAACATTCGCAGCTGGTATCAGTTTCGGTGCTTATAGAGCTTATAAAAAAAGAAAAGATAAAAAACAAAAACCTAGTAAATCAGATACCAGATTACCAGATAAAGTAAAAAATCCAAATCCAAAAGGAAGACGAAAAGAAGTAGGTTTGCAAGGAGCTGTTAATTGGATTTCAAAAAATAAAGGTAATAAAGCTGCTAAGAAATTTGTTCAAAAATTAAAAACCAAGAATATAAAAGAAGTTTATGATATATCCGAAGAAGTCAGTTTATTATCAGAAGGTGGAGCATATGGACATATGGCACATCCTTTTGATGACAAAGATTTAACTTTTGGTGATTTGAAAAAAATCATCACAAACGGATTAGGTGGACAATTAAGTCGTGAAGATAATGTCACAGAAAAACTTGATGGACAAAACATTATGATAAGTTGGAAAGACGGAAAACTTATAGCAGCTAGAAATAAAGGACACATTAAGAATGGTGGTAAGACAGCTCTAACTACAAGTGGTATTGCGAGTAAATTTAAAGGCAGAGGTGATATACGGAACGCATTCGTATATGCTATGAAAGATTTAGAAAAATCAATTAAAGGATTATCAGATAAACAAAAAGAAAAAATATTCAATAATGGATATAACTTTATGAATCTTGAAGTAATGTGGCCGAAATCAGCAAATGTAATTGATTATGATGTTGCTACACTTATATTTCATGGAGCTTTAATATATGATGACAAAGGAAATGTAAAAGGTGAAGTAAAAGGTAGTGGAAGAATACTTGCTGGAATGATTCAACAAATCAATCAACATATACAAAAGAAATATTCAATCGGAAAACCACAATTTTTAACAGTTCCAAAACATCAAGATTTTGGTAAGATGAAAGGTAAGTTTTTGGGTAGATTGTCAAGATTACAATCACAATTTGGATTAAAAGATAATGATACATTAGCTTTATATCATCAAATGTGGTGGGAAGTATTTATATCAAACAATTATAAGAAAAAATTAAGTGGAAAAGTTGTAGAAGGATTAGTTAAAAGATGGGCATTCTTTGATAAATCATATTCAATACCAATGATAAAGGCTGATATGAAAAAAACATCTTTCTTTGATGAAAAAGTTTTACAAGCAATATTAGATTTTGATAAAAAAGACCACGCAGCACAAGTTAAAGAAAATATGAAACCATTTGAAACATTATTCTTTGAAGTTGGTGCAGAAATATTAAAGAATGTAAAAGGATTTATGGCTGCTAATCCTGATAAAGCAGTTCAAGGAATTAGAAAAAGATTAAACGCGGCTATCTCAAATGTTAAAGCCGGTGGTGATAAGAAAAAATTAAACACATTAAAATTACAATTAGACAAGTTAAATAAGATTGGTGGGGTAGATTCTATCGTTCCAAGTGAAGGAATTGTTTTTAAATATCAAGGAAAGACATATAAATTCACAGGAGCCTTTGCTCCAATCAATCAAATTACAGGTTTAATTTCGTTTTAATATATTTATATATGAATAAACAGAGGTAAATATGGGTAAAAATTTAGCAAAAGTTCAATCTATGATAGATGGAGATTATGCAAGTAAAGTCCAAGTTGGATATGGTGACCAAGAAATCGAAAGACATGAAATTGGTGAAAGATGGACAGATTCGGATGGTAGAGAATGGGAACAAAAAAAAGGATATCGTGTTAAGATAAAAACTACACCTGATGTCGGACTTTTTTCAAAAGTATGTAAAGATTGTAAAGCACCATGTTTAAAGTCATTTGATATAGATACTTGGGTAAGAATGAATAGATGTTATGGTTGCCAAACAACATTTGAACTTGATTTAAAATTTATGAGAATTGGCGAGACCAATAATAAACACTTTTTTTGGATAAAATTACAAAAATTACAAAGATGGGATGCTATAGATAAGGAAATTGAACATTATATGAAAGACCTTTGGGTACGGAATGATAAGAATCCATTTGATAAAACAATTGCAAATGCTATAGCAAATCATGAATTAGAAAATACATTTAAAGTTAATAAAAATTTAACTAAGTAACAGGAGAAAAATTATGAATTTAGGAAGTAAAAAATTATTATGTGCAGGTATTTGTTTTATAGCAGCAACTGTATTTGTATTGGCTGGTAAAGCTGACTTTTATGGTTGGGCTGAATTTACAAAATGGATATTTGGTATTTATGCTGCTGGTAATGTTGGAGAACATGCTGCTAATAAAGTTAATGTAACACCTGCAGGTGAGTAAAATGAAATCCGATTGGTATGATAAAATATTTGATATCATTCAAGAATGTGACGAATTAGTATCTGAAGTTAGTAAACGAAAAGTTATTCGTAAAGGTAAACTGGTAAGAAAAACATTCTGCCCAGCAGGCCAAAAAGCTAAAAATGGTAGATGTGTTACCATGAAAGGTACTGAAAAAGCTAAAAGAAAAAGAGTTGCTAAAAGAAGTGCAATGAAAAGAAAAGCAAAAATGTCAAGAATCTTGAAAAAACGAAAAAAAGCAATGAAAAAAAGACATACTATGGGATTAAGGAAAAAAAGAAAATGAAGATAATAAAATGGTTAATTGGATTAATTGCGGCAATTGGTAGTATAGCAGCTATAATGCTAGTCCCAGGATGGGGTAGTAACAGAAATAAAAGAATAAAAGAGATAAACAAAGAGTCTAAAAAAATTAATGCAAATATTAAAAAAAGAGAAAAGGCACAAAAAAATATTGAAAAATCTCTTAAAAATAAAAAAAAGGCAGTTAAAGAAATAAAAAAACAAGGTAAATATAAATCTAAAAAAGTAAGTGGCAAAAAAGCAGCAAATTTTTTAAAGAAATATGCTAAAAAAGATAAGTAAATATGTCTTATCACGATAGTAATGTACAAACAAATTTATATACAAGTGGAGGCGAGTTTGTATGCGATACAAATAGTTTCCAAGGATGTGGAGAGGGAACAAATAATACTTATATAGGGTATTATCATATTCATCCAGAAAAAGGAGCAATGGCTGGAGCAGAACATTCTAATCAATCACATCCATTATTAACAACGGTAGCCAATAGGAGAAAAAAAATGCCAAATCGTAAAAGAAATGTAAGAAGACCCTCTCGAAGACGAGCAAGACAGATGAGTTGTCCACCAGGTCAAATAATGAGTGATGGTCAATGTGTCCCAGCTGGAAATGGTAGGGGTGGTTATAGAAAAAGTACTAGTAGAAAGGCTCCACGGAGAGTTAAAAGAACTACCGTTAGAGGTACATCCAATAGAAAAAGTAGAATATTGAATAGAGCAGCTACTCGTAGACGGGTAGCCACAAAAGCAAATTCAAGAAGTAGTATAAATAGACAACGAAATATAAGAAGAAGAGCTAAACAAGCAGGAAATAATCCAATTTATAGTGGTAATGTTTTATATCATTGTCCACCTGGAATTACGACAATTACTTCTGATTGTGTAGCACAGAGAAGAAAATAAGGATATTAATATGTTTAAAAAAAGTTCTTGGATAATTGCATTATTTGTCTTAAATTGTTTTAGTTATATTTATGGACAAACCACTTTTGAATTTACAGAAGAAGAAGTGCAAAATATATATAATTCTATTAATGAGTTAGAATATGCAGATAGTTTAAATAAAGTAATAATTTTGAATTTAGAAAGTCAAATAATAGACTATGATAAACTAATTGTAAATAATAAATTAACTATTGAGGATTATAAACAACAAATAATATTAAAAGATGAAATGATTGAGCTAGTAAAACCGAGATGGTACGAAAACAAATATTTATGGTTTGGTCTCGGTGTAGTATTTACTACAAGTTCAGTTCATTTAGCAGGACAACTTAAATAATGAGTAAAGACTTAAAAAAAGTGATAAAAAGAGAATATTTAAATTGTTCTCAAGACCCAATACATTTTATGAGAAAATACTGCACGATTCAACATCCTACCAAAGGTAAAATTAAATTTGATTTATATAATTTTCAAGAGAATTGTTTAAGAGATTTTAAAGATAATGAATATAATATAATACTTAAATCTCGTCAATTAGGTATTTCTACACTTACTGCTGGTTATTCACTCTGGATGATGTTATTCAATTCAGATAAAAATATTCTTGTAATTGCAAAAGATAAAGATACTGCAAAAAATCTTGTTACAAAAGTAAGAGTTATGTACGCAGGGTTACCATCTTGGTTAAAAACAACAGTTGATGAGGATAACAAACTTTCTCTCAGATTTAAAAATGGTTCACAGATTAAAGCAGTAGCTGCGACACAAGAAGCAGGTCGTTCTGAAGCATTATCACTTCTCGTTCTTGATGAGGCTGCATTTATTGATAAAATTGATGATATATGGACAGCTGCTCAACAAACATTGGCAACTGGTGGTAACTGTATAGCACTATCAACTCCTAATGGTGTGGGTAATTGGTTTCACAAACAATGGATGGATGCAAACTCTGGAAGTAATAGATTTAATACCATTAGACTTCATTGGACAGACCACCCAGATAGAGGAGAGGATTGGAGAAAAGAACAGGATGTCATTTTGGGTCCATCTAAAGCTGCACAAGAATGTGATGCTGACTTTCTTACTTCTGGTGAATCTGTAGTTGACTCTGTGATTTTACAATGGTATAAAGAGCATATGATTAAGGCTCCAATTGAAGAGGCTGGTATAGATAGAAATCTATGGATTTGGAAACAACCTGATTATTCTAAAAAATATATAGTGGTTGCTGATGTGGCTCGTGGTGACGGGAGTGATTATTCAGCTACTCAAGTATTTGAATTGGAAAGTATGGAACAGGTTGCAGAATATAAAGGACAATTGTCTACTACGGATTATGGAAACTTCTTAATTGAATTAGCCACAAAATACAATGATGCTCTACTTGTAGTTGAAAACAACAATATCGGATGGGCTACAATACAAACCATCATAGATAGAAATTATAAAAATTTATTTTACCAATCAAAAGATTTACAAGTTGTTGATGTTGAACATAATATGAGTAATAAATATAGAGCACAAGATAGAAGTATGGTGCCTGGCTTTTCAACAACTGCAAAAACTCGACCATTGATTATAGCAAAAATGGAAGAATATACAAGAGAAAAATTAGTAAAAGTAAATTCTAGTAGACTTATAGATGAGTTATTTGTATTTATTTATAAAACTGGAATGGTAAATATGCGAGCGGAAGCTATGCAAGGTTATAACGATGACTTAGTTATGTCTTATTCAATCGCTTTGTGGGTTAGAGATACGGCTCTAAGATTACAAAGTGAAAAGAATGACCAGCAATGGGCAATGATGAATTCCTTACTTGATAAAAACGGTAATAGACCCGATTATAGTAAAGGATTTCAAAAAGGCCAATCTGGTATGCCTTCAAAAAATCCATATGAAATGGAAATAAATGAAAAAGAAAAAGAAGATTTAACTTGGTTAATTAAATAAGAGGTAAACAATGGCAGAAGAAAAAAGAGACAATATATTTGGTAGATTAGGAAAATTATTTCAAAGTAATCTAGTTATCAGAAAAAAAGATAATGATAGATTAATAGTGAAGGATGTTGATTTTTCTCAAACTAAATTAGATTCTAATTTTATCGACAGATATAATAGATTACACGGGATGCATACACATACTTGGGGGGCAGGATATGCTGGAAGACAAAACCAGAAAAATGCATATGATGTGGCTAGAAGAGAATTATTTAGAGACTATGAATTAATGGATTCTGACCCTATTATAGCATCAGCTTTAGATATATATTCTGATGAATCTACAGTCTCAAATGTTGAAAATCAAATTTTAGAAATTAAAACTGAAAATGTAGAAGTAAAGAAGATATTACATAACTTGTTTTATGATGTATTGAATATAGAATTTAATTTATGGTCATGGATTAGAAATATGACTAAATATGGTGATTTCTTTTTAAAACTAGAAATATTAGATAAATATGGTGTTGTTAATGTCAAACCTGTTTCTCCATATGAAGTATCTCGTTTAGAAGACCATGACCCTGCAAGACCACAATTGATACAATATGAAATTGAAGGTGATAATGAAGAAGTTTTAGAAAATTATGAAATAGCTCATTTTAGATTAGCATCAGACTCAAATTACTTACCATATGGTAAATCGTCATTAGAAGGTGCTAGAAAAGTATGGAAACAATTAACTCTTATGGAAGATGCTATGTTGATTCACAGAATTATGAGAGCACCAGAGAAAAGAGTATTTAGAATTGATATCGGAAATATTCCACCAAATGAAGTTGATAACTTTATGGAAAGAGTTATTGGAAAAATGAAAAAAATACCTGTTATTGACCAAAAAACAGGTGATTATAATCTAAGATATAATGTGGAATCAGTAACAGAAGATTATTATCTACCTGTTCGTGGTTCTGATAGTGGAACAAATATAGAATCTCTACCAGGACTGACTAATGATGGTGCAATTGATGATATTGAATATTTAAAGAATAAAATGATGGCTGCTCTTAAAGTTCCAAAAGCTTTTCTTGGTTATGATGAACAAATAGGTAGTAAAGCGACATTAGCGGCTGAAGATGTTCGATTTGCAAGGACTATCGAAAGACTTCAAAAAACTATATTATCTGAACTCTCTAAAATAGCAATTGTTCATTTATATACACAAGGATTCGAAGATGCCGAACTATTGGAGTTTGACTTAAAATTAACAAATCCATCAATGATTCACGAACAAGAAAAACTTGAATTATTAACTCAAAAAACAGAATTAGCAAACAATATGTTAGAAAATAAGATATTATCTCGTGAGTGGGTTTGGGATAATATATTTGATTTTACAGAGGACGATAAACAAAGAGTATTTAAAGATATTGTTGAAGATACAAAACAAAAATACAGATTTACACAAATTGAAGAAGAAGGTAATGACCCTGTAGAAACTGGTAAGGCAGCAGGTGATGGAGAGGAACAGACCGGTGAAGATTGGGGCGGTGACAGACGAAGTGGTACGGAAGAAAAAGAATATGGTAATGAGTATGATAGTGATGACTTAAAAGATGCAAGAAAATATGAAAAACCCAGAAATGGGAAGAGAAATTTTAAACATGGAAGTCCGTTACATCCTGGAAAAGGTTCTACTCTTGTTGCAGCAGAAAGCTTTTTATCACAACTGAAGAAAACTTACGGGAAGACTTCAAAAAAATTAGGTATTTTAAACGAAAAAGTAATTATTGATGAATAAAATGTATGTAAATATAAAAAAATATATATTTATTAATGAAAAACTACATATATTTGGAGACACTTTATGGACATGAAGCGCTTAAGGCATTCTAAAATCCGTAACACGGGTTTATTGTTTGAATTTATACTCAGACAATTGACTGCAGATGTTTTGGATAAAAAGAATAAGACAAATGCAGTAAACATATTAAAAGCTAGATTTAATGAACACACAGAACTTGGTAAGGAACTAGCTTTATATAATATTCTTACTAGTAAAAAGTTTAAGTCAGACAAGAAAGCTAATTATTTTGTTAACGAGGTTGTTAAACAACGCAACAAGTTAAATAATTCAGTATTAAGACGCGAAAAATATAATTTAATAAAAGAATTAAAGGGACAATATGATTTACAAAAATTTCTTTCGTCAAAAATTAATAATTATAAAGTTTACGCTTCAATTTATCAATTATTTGAAAATACAGAAAAACTGTCTCCGTCATTGAAAACAGAATCCTTTTTTAATTTAGTTGAACATATTACAACTGATAAAAACAATATAAATTTAAGTGAAACTATCGGTGGTACATCATTACCAAAAGATAGTGATTTGAGATTATTAACTTATAGAACTTTACTCGAAAAATTCAATGAAAAATATTCTAAATTAAATACACAACAAAAATCTTTATTACGAGCCTATATTAATAATGTTTCAGGTACAAACTCTTTAAAAGAATATATAGATTCTATTAAACCTGAACTTAAAAAAGAATTAAAGAAATATTCAAGTAAGTTGCAGGATAAAATAGTACAGATTAAATTAACAGAAGTAATAAAATCTATTGATAAATTTTGCAATACAAGTAAGTCAAATACAGTAAATGATGCAACTGTTATTCAGGCTATGCGGTATATGGAAGTGTTAAAAGAATTAAAGAAAAATGGATAGAGCCTCATTTAAAGAGTATTTAAAACCCATTGTTCGGGAAATACTTGATGAAGATGATATAGATGAAGCTACAGCAACTGATAGTGTAGATGGGTATAATACACCATTTGCATTTTCAGGTAAGAGTGCTAAAAGTAAAAAGAAGAGAAAGAAAATAGCAACTAATAGTACTCATTACAGTGTTGTTAATGAAGATTTAAACAATAAAGATTTAAAAACTATAAAGAAACTTATACGCGCCGTTATTGCAGATGTTTTAAGAGACATTTGGATTAAACGACATAGTTGGAGATAATAAATGGCAGGATATAAACAAGACCCAAATGATTCGACAAAACAAGTTCCTAGTAGCCCTTTTCGTAGTGCTTATCAAAATGTAACAACAACTACATTGCCGGCAGAAGCTACTATTCAAAAAAGACCTAGTTCTATTATAATAGGTAAAGATGGTACATATGCTTTTTTGTATGAAACAACTGCTTCAGCAGGTAATTCATCTACATTACCAGATTTCAGTAAATACATTACGGGTTCAAAATTATTCGAGACAGACCAAGGTCCAGTTGAATTACCTATACAACCTGTAGCTTGGAGATTGACAGATGAAGGTTCTAATGGTGCTGTTGGTGACATAACATTTATCTATAGAGGAGGAGCTTAGAATGACGACTAAAAACTTACTAGTAGATTACATGACATTTGATGTGACTCCAAGTCAAATCAATGAATCCATTAAAAGAAATGATGGTAGATTAGTTGTGAATGGAGTACTTCAAAGAGCAGAAGCTAAAAACCAGAACGGTAGGGTATACCCAAGAGATACTCTTATGAGGGAAGCTAAGAAATATGCTGAAACTAATATTAAAGAGCGAAGAGCTCTTGGTGAACTTGACCATCCTGATTCTTCTGTTGTTAATTTAAACAATGTATCTCATAATATACTTGAAATGCATTGGAAAGGTGATGATTTACTTGGTACTGTTGAAGTTCTTGGAACACCTGCTGGAAACATTTTAAAAGAATTATTTAAAAGTGGTATAAAATTAGGTATTTCGTCTCGTGGTATGGGTTCTGTAAAAGAATTAACAAATGAAGAAGACGGAGATACAACTGTACAAGTTCAACCTGATTTTGAACTCATCGCATTTGATTTCGTATCAAATCCATCTACACACGGAGCTTTCCTATCACCTCAAAACGAAGGTAGATTAAATGAAAGTGTTGGAACAAGAAAAGATGGAGTTTGTTGTCATGATTGTAAGGTTGAATCAATTTTAAATGATATTATTCAAGGAGTGTAATATGGATTATAAAACAATGATGGGATATTCAAAAAAGAAAAAGGTAATAAAAGAAAAAGTAAAAAAATCTAAGCATTCAGTAATTGAAGGGATAAAAACAGAACTTAACGAATGGAATGATACTACATATAAAAGTTTACCAAAAAGATGGTCAAAAAAAGCTTTTGATGACTCTGGATTAACTGATTATGAAAAACAAAAAGTTAATGAAGTTGGTGTAACCCCTCAACACAAAAAATTTATAACCAAAATTAATAAAGCTGAAGAAAATTTACATAAACATATTCATTTATATAAAAATTTCCTTATCAGTCAAGGCCAAAAAGATGCAGGAATGGAACTTAGTAGTAAATATGTTACTATTGTAGGTGGTTTTACACATTATTTAAAAACTACTTGGGTTAAAATGTTGAGAAAGATGATATAATGCCAGCAAAGTCAAAATCACAACAAAGATTTTTTGGTGTCGTAAAAGGTATCCAAAAAGGTACGGGTAAGGGTACTGGTAAAGCTAAAAAAGCTGCTAAAGATATGAGTGCTTCTGATGTAGATGATTTTGCGTCTACGAAACATAAAGGCCTACCTAATAAAGTTAAAAGAGAAAGTCGTGTTAGAAGTTTAATTAGAAAGATGGTCCGTGAAATTATGAAAGAAGATTTTGCAGGGTCTCTGAAACAAGAAGATAGAAAAGAATTTGATAATACTCGAAAGAAACAATCAGAAGTTCTTGGGTATAAATTAACTGGTACTCCCGATGTAAAAACAGAAATTGATGATGCTACAGTTAAAGAAGGAAAACTATCAAAATCTCAAATCAAAAAGATGAGAGATAAATTTGATAAGACTGGTAAATTACCACCTCATTTACAAAAGTTAGCTGATTTGATGGATAAACATAAAGGTGTTAAAGATATAGTTGTTCCTGGTTTAGAATGGATGGCAGATATAAAAGAAGCTAAAAAAAGAGATTATAAAGCAGAATACAAGAAATATGGTTCTTCTAAAAAGGCTAAAAAATATAGAGCTGAATTAAATGCTTACAATAGAAAAAAAGGAACTTATGGAAATGGTGATGGTAAAGACGCATCACATAAAGGTGGAAAGATTGCAGGATTTGAAAAAGAATCAGTAAATCGTGGAAGAGCGGAGAAAAGTAGATTGAAGAAAGAAGGAAAACTTAATGAAGTTAACAAAAAACATTTCTTGAAATTGATTCATGATGAATTAAAAAGTATTATAGGTCAAAAAAAATATGTAAAAAAAGCTTTATCAAAGAAAAATTTAGAAAATTGGGAAAGAAAAGAATTTAACGCTATTTGGCCGGGACTTGTAAAGAGAGAAAAAGAATTAATGAAGCATCAGAGAAATGTAGCTGTGATGAAAGAAGGAAAACTTACAGAAGATTACAAAAACAACAAATGGGAAGTATATGTTGCAGATGAAAAAGGTAAAGAAAAAATTGTGAAAGTGGCTAAATCTAAAAGAGCTGGAGTTATTCTCTATAATAAATTGATTAATACGGATAAATATCACGAAGTTGGAATGAGAGTAATTAAAGAAGGAAAACTTACAGAAGCTTCAAATGATACATTTATTAATATCTTAACAAAATTTGGATTTACAAAAGGTACTAGAGACTGGGGTGGACATCACTTCTTTGTTCACAAAGGTAAAAAATTATACGCAACATATCATCCGACTGGTAGAAGTATAGTTATTGAACCAAAACGAGGTGGTAAACCTGTATTTGATTCGGCTAGAAGTAATTTTTCTATTAAGGCTTTATTAAATTATTTACAATCACCATCTAATAAATTTGTAAGTACAGAAGGAAAACTTACAGAAGCAGAAATTTGGTTTAATCCAAAAGTATTAGAACCATATCTTAAAAAGATAGGTCTTAAATTTCCAAAATATCCAAAACAGGGTGATGTATTATATAAGGGTAAAAAGGTTGGACATATGTCAAATTTTAATGGATTTCAAGTTTATAGTAAATCACTACTTAAACAACTACAAAAAGTTGAAAGGAAATATAAACTTGGTATTTGGAATCCAACTTCTGGTTTGACTATGGAAGGAAAACTTACAGAAGGTAAAAGAAGAGAATTAGAAATCCATGTTATGGATAAACTAAAAGTTGATAAAATTTTAAAAAAATTAAGACTTAAATCTGGTAAGGATTATGATATCGGGTATGGTAGCAGTAGGTCATTTGTGTTAGATATTGATGTTAAACATTTAGATAAAATTGTTGCTCTTTTAAGAAGCGTAAGGGTACGAGTGAAAGAAGAAAAACTTTCAGAAGTAAGTGGTGTAGAAAAAGTCTTAGCTATGGCAGATGGTGGTTATGGAAAACTTGGTGGTAAACTCGTAGATGGTATGAGTGCTAATCTATTCAAAGCTGTTTATGAAAAAGCCAATGATAAAACTAAAGAAAAAATTAACAAAATGAACGAAAAACAATTATATGTGTTTATGACTAAATTGTGGAGTAAGTTCGGCAGACAGGTGAAAATATAATGAAAATATCAAAGTCAAGAATAAAAGAAATGATTAAAGAAGAATTAGAATCTTATATGAAAGAACAAGATTTAGAGAAAGTTGCTATACCTAGTAATGTAAAACGATTTATGAACAGATTTATTGATGTAGTAGATGATGGTAAATTGAATAGACAGAAACAGAAAGCAATTTTATATAAAGTTGTAAAAGGATTGGGTATTTCACCACAAGAATTACAAATGTATGTTCAGAAAGTTAAAAAAGGACTATAGTGATTAAACTAAAAGACTTATTAAACGAAGCATCAACAAGTGAATCATTTAAACAAATGAGAAATTTGATGAAAAATGGAATACCTATGATTTTTAGAAAAGAAGAAGGTGGACTTCAGGCTAAATATTATTATAAAATAATGCAAAATGGAGATGTGGGTTCATTTATTCAAGCACTTTCTGTAGGTGACCCTAAAGCTATAAAACTATGGCCAAAGGTTAGTAAAGTAATTAAAAAGAGTATGGATAATTTTTATAAAGAAGATATTAAACAAAAACAACAAACAAATACTGAAAGAAACAAATTATGGATGTTGTTGGGTAAATATGGTAAGAAATTAAAGGTATGATTAAGTTAAAATCATTATTAAAAGAAAAGGGAATTGAATTAGGTAAAGTTTATACCTTAAAAGATAGACCACCTTTTAAAGTCAATGAAGATGATAAAGAAGGTAAGATGGCTAAGTTTGACGCAAAAGAAGCGTACGAAGATGCTATTGATGTCTTTAAAATGATTGATGAATATGATGATTTACCAGAATGGCTAGAAGCTAAAATAACAAAGGCTTCTGATTACTTAAATGATGTGAAAGATTATTTAACACATTATCATAATGATAAAGTAGATGAGAGTTGGAAGTCAGGACCTGGATATTCATCTAAAGAGGCTAAAGTAGCCGTTGATGGTGCATTGAGGGAATATTCAAAGCAACTAAAAAAATTACAATATAGAGTAATAAAAGATTGGATGACAAAAGCTAAAGCAGGAGTAATTGATTATTTTGACTTAGTTAGAGGATTTAAAACTGGTGATGCTAGAAGAGCAAACCCATATGAGGTTGATTTTTTAATGTCAGTATTATCAAAAGATAAAATTATCGACAGATTTAGAACATACTTTGGCGGTAAGAAAGGGAAAAAAAGATAATGGCTACCACAAACAAGGAGATTATAGAAAAGTTAAATTGTTTAGAAGATAGAGTATCTGGCAATGAACTGAAAGAAATACACCAGACAGTGAACGAAATTAAAGAAATTTTATTAGACCCTGAAGATGGTTTAATTGTTCGTGTGAACAAAAATACATATTGGAGACGGGAAATAAACGTAGATGAATTTAAATTGTTATTAAGATGGAAACAAACAGTTACACATGCTATGTGGGTAGCATACACAGCACTAGCGGGAATAATAGTAAAACTAATTTTTTGGTAGGAGAAAAAAAATGGCATTAAAAGATATGATATCTCAACTAGCTAGAGAAGTCGGCATAAATAAAAGTCAAATTAGTGGACGGTATGACCAGCCAGTTGAGTCTAACAAAAAAAACATAGACAAGAATAAATTACAGTCTGCAGGTTTGAATAATCTAAAAAGCGATATTAAGCCTATAAAGATAGGTGATGGGTTAGCAAAAGGAAAATAGGAGAAAAAAAAATGGCAAAACTAAAAAACTTATTACAAGAAGTTTTTGAAGACCAAGAATCAAAAGTAAACAAGTATGAAGTGTCAGAAGGTGTTAGAAATTATGCTGTCGTTGGAAAACAACTTTATAATAATACTAATATTATAGAGATAGCAAAACAACTATCTCATGTAGCAGAATCTGCACATTCTCATATACTTGGTGAAAATGAAGACTGGTTTGATAAAGTTTCAGTAAATAGAAATATGAAATCACTCAAAACAAATGTTGCTGAATTTAAGAAAGCAGCAGTAGAGGCTAATTCTTTAAATCAAAGATTAACTGCTTTATATGAAGATATTGGTCAGGTATTGAATCGTTATTATGATATCGATGAAGTTGTTGACGAAGCTTTAGATAAAGTAGATACCTCTAAAGTAGAACCTGAAGATGACTTTAAAGATAGAGAAGACAAAGACATCGATAACGATGGTGACTCTGATGAAGAAGATAAATATATTCATAATAAAAGACAAGCTATAACTAAAGCCGTGAAACAAACGAAAGAAAGTATGGACGCCAAACCAAAGAAAAGATTGAAAGACCTTGAAATGGGAAGAGTAATTGGTATACCATCATTAGGTGCTATTGCTAGAAAAATTGGAAAGTAAATGAAAGAGATGTTTGAACATCATCTTTATCATTTAGCAATATATAGTTTTGTTATTTGGCAGGGTGTATTAGGTATTTGGATATTATTGAGATGGGTTTCTAAAAATATAAAGTTTCACAAGTCTCCTATTCTTGGTATCGGAGAAACAATTCAAAAGAATGTTTCTGTGATTGAAGAAACTAAAGTAAAAAAAGATATGGGGCCCATTGAAGTAGGTGTTAAAAAGAATGTAATTATGGATACTAAGTCTGATGAATCAAGTGTCAAACTTGATGAAAAAATAAAGGGTAAAGTAAAAACCCAAAAAGACAAACTGAGGAGTTTGAGGAAATGAAATTAAAAGAATCTGAAATAAAAGAAATTATTAAAGAAATAATATCTGAATTAAAGATAGTAAAATTTTCATCTGAAGATATGAAAACATTACATTCAAATGGACAGGTAGAGAAAGAAGGGATTTTTTATCAATATCACAACCCCACAGAAGAAGGTGGTAAAGGGAGTGGTCCACAAAAAGGTGGTAAAAAGAAAAAACCAACATACCATTATAAAGGCGATGATAAATTAGTTAGTTTAAAAGTTAGAGAAGTAAAACTTACAGAAAAAAGTTTTGCAAAAGATAATCCATATCAAATAGTATCTGATACTTGGAAACAATTATATCATATGATAAATGTTCAAAAAAAGAAAGGTAAGTTGGGACCAAAAGGATACAAAGAGATGATGAAGATTTCTAAAGGACTCCAAAAAATGCAACAATATTTTTATCAGAGAAAAACAGAAGGAAAACTTACAGAAGCTTGGAAAACGAGTAAAGGTAGTGGAAGAGGTAGAAGTTGGATGAATTATGATAAAGGTAACATTCGTTTACAAGTAACTAAAGATGGTAGTAAGTATAGTGCTTGGTTAGCAAAAATACCTAATTCAAGTGGTAAATATATGTTTGATTTAACTGGATTAAACAAATCACATATAGAAACACTTAAAGTTCTTGTTCAAAATACAGATAATTTATCTAAAGCAGCAAAATTAGTAAGTTCAAAATTTAAAAAATATAAGAGGTAATTATGGCTAAAGGATTAGATTGTGGCACAAGTTATTATATAACAGCCACAGAAAATAGTATAAAAAAACAAAGAAATGTATTCTTGACAGTTGATGGTGATGCTGCTCAAGTAAAACGAATGTTGAAGAGACAGAAGATACCATTTGTTGAAAAAGCGGGTAAAGTTCACATCGTTGGACAACACGCTTTTAATTATGCTCAAATATTTAGTACGACAGAATTAAGACGGCCAATGGCACAAGGTATGTTGAATCCAAAAGAAAAAGATTCTCTACCTATTTTAAATGCAATCATTGGTGAGTTGATTGGTAAAGCTAAGAAGGGTGAAACTTGTGTTTATTGTATACCAGCAAAACCAATCGACCAAACACGAGAAGTTTCTTATCACGAAGATGTGTTGAAACAGATTATTGGAACTTATGGATATAATGTTAAAGTGATTGAAGAGTCAGTTGCTTTGGCTTATGAGGGTTTAGTAGATAATGACTTAACAGGTATCGCTATCTCAATGGGTGCTGGTATGTGTAATGTATGTGTAATGTATCAAGGCATGAGTGCACTCTCCTTTTCTGTAGCAAGAGGTGGAGATTGGATAGATGAAAATGTAGCATCGGATTGTGGTGTTACAAAGGCAAAAGTAATTTCAATAAAAGAGAGTTCAAGTAATCTAGATTTAACAAAGAGTGCAATAAACGATATTTATCAAGAGGGAAGTGATGAGTACAATATCATAAATGCTATTCGTTCTTATTACGGAGCATTAATCAACTATCTGTTGACAAACTTAAAACATCAGTTTGAAAATGCTGAAAGTGTACCAAACTTCCCAGAATCAATTCCAATTGTATTTGGTGGTGGAACATCATTAGTTAAAGGTTTTATGGATGTTGTAAGTGAACAATTTAATCAGGATGAGTTCCCTATACCAGTTAAAGAATTTACATTAGTCGAAGATGCTCACACAGCAGTTGCTAGAGGTTGTTTGAGTGAAGCTCAATTAATTGAGGAGGAAGAAGGTGAAGAAAACGACAGTTAAAGAAGTAAAACTTTGGATGAAAACACTTGAAGAAAACAGATATAAGAAAACTTATAATTCTGATGCAAGGAGAGTAGCCTATTTTATAAATATGGGTGAGGGGAATGAACTACCTTCAAGTTTAAGAAGAAAAACAGAAGGTTCAAAGTATTCGAGAGAAAAATTTTTAGCAAGAGAGTTTTTGAAATGGAAAACAGAACAGAGACTAAGGGAATCAATCAGAAGAACAATTAAGAGGTTAATATGAAAAAAAGAAAGAACTTTAGGAAGAAAAGACCTAAAGACGATGCAGTAGGTTTATCAGTTACAGTTTTTAATAACAATGTAGAAGGAGCTTTAAAAGTTCTTAAACGAAAAGTTAAAGATAGTAACTTGATGTTAGAATTAAGAAAAAAAGCTTATTATGAAAAACCTTCTAAACTTCGTAGAGAAAAAAAGAATCTAGCCAAATTAAGAAATAAATATAAATTAGAAAAAATTGAAAAAAATTATTAATTTTTCATAAATTTTAATATTTATATACATAAAACTACAATACACCGTCTGTAACCATTTACGGTGTCTAAATATAACTTAACAAATATTAAGTTTCCTAATAAACTTATTCCAAAATACAAAATTAATGGGAGAAAATCAAATGAGTGATATTCTTAAAGAAGCCATTGCAGATGCTAAAGCAGTTAGAGAAACAGCTTTACAGAACGCTAAAATGGCATTAGAAGAAGCATTCACACCTCAACTTAAATCTATGCTTTCTGCAAAATTAAAGGAAGATGAATTTGAAGACGAAGAAGATGTCGTATCAGATGAACCTGAATTTGAAGATGAAGAAGGTGGAGAAGAAGAGTTTGGTGATGAAGAACCTGAAGTTCCTGCTGAGGATGCTGAAGTTGGTGACGAAGAAGTCCCAGCTGATGACGAATTTTCTGATGAAGAACCTGAAGAAGGTGCTTATGAAGATGAGGAATTTGGTGATGAAGAAGATGAAGAAGAAGAGTCTAGTCTTGATTTAGAAGCTATTATCCGCGAATTAGAAGCAGAAATAGCAGAAGAATTAGAAGGAGCACTAGGTGAATCTGAAGAATCTAATGAAGAACCTGTTTCTGAACAAGAAGAAGATGCAGTTGAAGAGTCAGCAGATGACGACACAGTTGAAGAAGAGTATGAAATCGATGAAACAGTCCTTGACGAAGATGAAGACGAAGACGAGGATAAAGAAGAAGTCGATGAAGAAGTAGATGAACCTTCTGGTATCGGTAAAGGTACAGGAAGAGGAAATACTGACAGGTCTTCTGCAATTGGAGGTAGTGGACAAGAAAAAGCTAAAGCTTTTGAATCAGTACAAGCTGAGTTAAAAGAGTACAAAGAAGCTGTAGTTTTCTTGAAAGACAAACTTCACGAGGTTAACATATTGAATGCTAAACTTTTATTTACAAATAAATTGTTTAAAGAATTTGTTCTTAATAACAATCAAAAACTGAAAATTGTTGAGAATTTTGATAGAGCACAGACAGTTAGAGAAATCAAACTAGTTTATGCAACTCTATGTGAAAGTTTTTCAGACAATTCAAATGTTTCAAAAACAAGTACTATAAAAGAATCTAAATCAATCGGTGGTTCTTCAAAATCTACAGGTTCAACAAAACCTGAAAAGAAAATCATAAATGAAGAAGAAGAAGTAGCCGCTAGATTTAGAAAATTAGCTGGACTCATAAAATAATAAATGACTAAATTAGGAGAAAATAAATGTCAGATTATATAAATGACGCCTTACTGCAGACAAATAACCACAAGAAGCTAAAAGAAGAGTCTAAGCATCTCGTTGACAAATGGGATAAAACAGGACTTCTTGACGGACTTGACGGTGATTATGACCGTTCTGGTATGGCTATAATATTAGAAAACCAAGCAAAACAACTTATTGACGAAGCCTCAAAAACAGGAACGGCTTCTGATTCTGAACAATGGTCAGGTGTTGCTTTGCCTTTAGTACGAAGAATCTTTGCTGAAATTGCAGCACAAGATTTTGTTTCTGTTCAACCAATGAATCTACCTTCAGGTCTAGTATTTTATCTAGATTTTAAATATGGTAGTAACGATTCAAGTTTAGGTGCAGTAAATGACCAATCATTATTTGGTAAATCTGGACCTAACACACCATCTGGTGCTGCTGCTCCGTACGGAGAACAAGGATTATATGGTACAGGTCGTTATGGATATTCAATAAAGACTGGCTCAGACGCAGTATCATTTACTTGGCCAGCTGGTTCTGCAGTAAATGCAACTTGGAAAGATGTTAATTTTGATACACAACTTTCATCATCTGCAAACGCAGGGAATCTGTGGAAAATTACAGGAACTATGACAAGTGGTGTAAATGCAGATGTTAAATCTGTGAGAGCATGGAACTTTGATGATGCTAGTGCTGGAAGTTCTGTAGTTCTTCCTGAATTTTCAAGTGCAACAGATGTTGCTGCTCCAGTTGTTACTTTGATTGTATCACAATCAACAGTTGCTGACGCTACTGGTTCTTACAATATCGGATATCATAAACAACCAACAGATTCAACTAGAGGTGATATGGAAGATTCAGTAACAGAACCAACTGCTACTTCAATTCCAATTCCTGAAGTTAATCTTGAACTGAAATCTAAAACTATTGTTGCTAAAACTCGTAAGTTAAAAGCTGTCTGGACTCCAGAACTAGCTCAAGACTTAAATGCTTATCATTCAGTTGATGCAGAAGCAGAGTTAACTTCAATGTTATCAGAATACATTTCAATGGAAATCGATTTAGAAATCCTTGATATGTTGATTTCAGACGCAACTACAACTGATTACTGGTCAACAAAAGTTGGTGAAGAGTATGATGGTGTAAGTGATTTCCAAGTTAATACAGCAGGTTTAGCATACACTAAATTTGATTGGTATCAAACATTGGGTCAGAAGATACAGAAAGTATCTAATGAAATCCATAAATTGACACTAAGAGGTGGTGCTAACTTTATCGTTTGTGGTCCAACTGTAGCTACAATCATTGAATCTATTCCAGGATTTGGTGCAGCTACTGATGGTAACAAAGCTAGTTTCGCTATGGGTGTTAATCAAGTAGGAACTTTACAAAATAGATGGACAGTTTATAAGAATCCTTATATGTCTGAAAATACTATCTTGGTAGGTTTCAGAGGTTCAAACTTCCTTGAAACAGGTGCAGTATATGCTCCGTATGTTCCATTGATTATGACTCCTCTTGTTTACGACCCAGTGAACTTCACTCCAAGAAAAGGTGTGATGACAAGATACGCTAAGAAAATGGTAAGACCAGAGTTTTATGGTAAAATCCATGTTAAAGGTCTTGAACTCGTATAATGTAATGTAATTGTGTAAGGGCTGATTTATTTCAGCTCTTACACTTAACTTGTCAAGGAGAAATTAAATGGCAATAAAAAAATCAATAACATTTGAGGGAAGCACCTATAATGTCGGTGAAGAGGAAAGATTATCTGCTGAGTTAGCACATCAATCAATTAATCCAAGCCCAGATGAAAATGGAATACAGAGAGTCACAGCAGATGCGGCTACTACAATTACTGGAACTAATACTTTAGTAGATTTTGCAGTAGATGCAGCTAGTTCACGAGTTGTTACAATGCCTGCAGCTAAAGCTGGAAGACGAATTAGATGTGTTTGGTCAGTTGAACAAGCTACAGATGACCGCGTATTTACTAGAGCAGGTTCTGATACTTTCTATGGTAACATAACTACAAAAGTTGAAGGTAATGCAGCCGGTGATGGTGATGTTGTAGCTGTCGCTGGAACAACTGTAGCTATTACTGTTGTAGATGATGTTAATATCGGAAGTTATCTGGATTTCAATTGTGCAGTAGATGGCGCGTGGTTTGTAACTGGTGAGTTAGTTGTTGATGTAGTAGGTAGTGTACCAACATTGGCTTAATAACTAAACCTTAAAAATGTTAAAAAACAACTCAAAAGGGTGGGAATTTATCTCACCCTTTTTTGTTTATGCACGATATTTATATATGATAAAGTACATTTAGGAGAATAACACATGCCAAAAGCTGATTTCATATACGAAGACCCATTATCGGGAAGTCAAGTAACAGGGTCAACACCTTATGGTATTTATGATGATGATACAGATTTTGTTACTGATAGTCTTAATATAACAAAATGGGTTGCTAGAAGATTAGGGCATCCTGTAATGCAATTAGAAATACCAAGCGGCTCAATATATGCTTGTTATGAAGAAGCAGTATCAGAGTACTCACAACAAATCAATCAATACAATATGAAAAACTGGTTTTGGAATGACTATGCAAATCAAGCAACAGGTTCAGCTTACTCAGGGTCAACACAGACAGAATTTAATAATCCTAAACATCCTGGTGGTGGAGCTTCTGTATTTCTTTCAGACCAATATGGTGAAGCTATTGCAATGGGTGGTGGTATTTCAATATATACTGGTTCTTTAGTATTAACTTCAAGTAAACAAGAATATGACTTACAAAATGAATCTCGTTTAGAAGGTAGTGGTCACTCATCACAGAGATTAGAAATACAAAAAGTATTTAATTTCGGACCAGCTGCAATAACAAGATTTTATGACCCGTTTGCTGGTTCATTTGAACAAAGACAGATGTTAGATGCTTTTGGAATGGGTAATGTATCACCTGCAGTATCATTTATAATGAGACCTATTTCATATGATATAGCAAGGTCTCAAGCAATAGAAACAAATGATAAAATTAGAAAATCAAATTATTCTTTTGACATCGTAAATAATAAAATGAGAATATTCCCAGTTCCGAGGTCATCTGATGCCGGTGATAAAGTTTATTTTAATTATTTTGTAAGAGGAGAAAGTAAAGATACTTCAAGGTCATTTACTTCAGGTAAAGTTTCAGACCCAAGTAATGCTCCTTATAAGTTTATAAAATATAGAACTATAAATTCAGCGGGAAGGCAGTGGATACGAAAATACGCACTTGCTTTAGCTAAAGAGTTATTAGGAATAATACGGTCAAAATATGCTAGTATGCCGTTACCTAATGGTGAAGTAAGTATGGATGGTGAAGCATTAAAAGCAGAAGGTAGAGAAGAAAAAAATCAAATGTTAGATGAACTAAAAGAATTTTTAGAATCAGTTTCATTATCAGAAAGAACAAGACAGGAGCAAGAACAAGCTGAAGCTCAGCAACAAGTATTAAACAAAGCTCCATTAGGAATATACATAGGATAAAACAATGTCAAGAACAAGTCCATTCTTTTTACCGAAAAAGGAAATCAATTTAATCGATTCAATGAATGAAGAATTGATTGATGAGATAGTAGGTCAATCAGTTGATATCTATAAAGTATCTGTAGAAAATACTGATGAAAATGTATACGGTGAATCAACAACAAAATATTATAAAAATGGATTTAGAGTTAATTGTTTAATTCAGTTTAATGAACCTACTTATGAACAAGAAGAATTTGGTGCAGATTATAATGCAGATATAGAAATGTATTTTCAGAGAAATAATCTTGCAAGTGGTTCACTTAATTTTTATCCAGAAATTGGTGATATAGTTGATTGGAATGACCATTATTGGGAAATAAATTCAGTAACAGAACCACAATTAATAGCAGGTAATCCAAGTTATAGACATAGTGTACAAGCAAATGCTCATAGAGCAAGACTGTCATCATTACTTATAGAAGAGAGACCTAGATAATGGCAGTTCAAAAAATAACACATAAACTAATTAAAAAATTTGATGTTACTGATGGTAATTTTCAAGCCAAACCTCAACCTGTAAAAGAAGTAAATGGCAATAAGGTTGAAGAAGATATATATGGTGAAAAGAAACATACTTATCAACCAGATAATGGTAATCTTCAGGTGAATGAGATGATGACTGGTATATTGAATAAACTTGATGGACTGACTGTTAATCCAGATATAGTTCAAAAGAGTAGAGCTGTTGAGATAGATATAAAAAGAGAAATAGCAATAGGTAAAGCTGATATGAGTGATATCAAATCAGAAGAATTTAAAGGTAAGGTAATGAATAAAAAAGATAAACTAAAAGCACTGAGAAGAAGAAATGGCCGTTAAACAAATTACAAATAATCAAACTGTGAACAAAGAAACAATTGACCGTTCAAAACAAGTTTCTATGAAAAATGAAACTTTAAATCAAGGTAATCCTCGTACATCTATTGCACCAGGTAAAGATTTTACAAAAGGTTTTTCTGTTACTTTAAAAGATATCGATACATCAGTTTTAAGTCATGTTAAGAATATAATTAAACCAAAAATTAAGGAAGCAAATGAAATTATACCTGTACCTATTTTATGGGCAAATGAAGAGAGATGGAAAAATTATAGAAAAAGAGGTGTATTAAGAGATAAAAATGGTAGTTTAATGTTACCATTAATAATGATAAAAAGGAATGATGTTGCATTTAATGATATGATGCCATTATCATTTGACCATGATATAAAGGGAGAATTTATTAAATTTGTTAGACAAAGTAAATGGTCAAAAGTAAATAGATACGATAGATTTGCAACTCAGTTTGGAAAAAATCCAGTAACAGAGACAATAACAACAGGTATGCCAGATTTTGTTATTTGTAGTTATAGTATTGTTATGATAACAAATTTTATGGAACAAATGAATACTTTGAGTGAATTATTTTTAGAACACTTAGAAACTTATTGGGGAGACCAAACAAGCTATAAATTTTTATCAGGGCTAGATGGTAGTATTTCAAATGCCTCTGAAATGACAGTTGATAGAGAAAGATTAATAAAGAATGAATTTGGTATTTCTATAAAAGGATATGTTATACCAGAATTTACATCTAATATATTTGGTACTACTGCTGAAATTCAAAAAAGTAGAACACCATCTAAAGTTAGCTTTGGATTTGAAGGTGACGCAACTGATACACAAGTACAAAAACTTTAGTGTTTTGTAAAAAAATATATATTTATATACAAATAAACGGAGGTTATAATGGCTGAAGAATCAAAATTAGCTGAAAAGTTAGAAGAAAAAACAACAGACACGAAGTTTACTCAGGAAGAGATGGATAAACTAAAAAGTTTTCAAGATAGATATCTTGGAGCACAAGCTTCATTTGGTAACATAGAGGTAGCAAAAATAAGAGTAAATCAAGAATTAGAAACTATTGAAGAAAGTAAAAAAAATTTAGAAAAAGAATTTAAAGAACTTCAAAAAGAAGAGTTACAGTTCATGGATGATATGACTAAAAAATATGGAGACGGTCAGTTAAATCCATCCACTGGTGTTTTTACTGCTAATAATTCCTAATAAAAGATATAAATATATCTGTTTTGGAAAAATGTTACATATTTATATATGAATTTAACTATTTGCACATCATAGGAGACATCAATGGCTGAGAAAGTAATTTCCCCAGGAGTATTTACAAACGAGATAGACCAAGCATTTTTACCAGCAGCAATAGGAGAGATAGGAGCAGCACTAGTAGGCCCGACAGTAAAAGGTCCAGCTATGAGACCGACTGTTGTTTCTTCTTATTCTGAATTTCAACAAGTATTTGGAAGTACATTTCAAAGTGGAAGTAGTTTTACACAATATCTAACTTCACATGCTGCAAAACAATATTTAAAACACGGTAATGCATTAACAGTTGTTAGAGTATTAGAGGGTAGTTACACAGTAGCAGCTGCTGCGGTGCATACCGGCTCAGGTAATAACTATACAGGTAGTAGAACTCCAGAGTTAGCTGATAATGCAGCTGATTCATCATTTAAATTACATACACTTTCACATGGTGCTATATTAAATAATAGAGGGAATACTGGTACTTGTGCAGTTCATACAGGTTCCAATAACACATTAGCTTCAGGTTCAGTTGATAATCTCAGATGGGAAATACCAACTTTAAATCAGTCAAAAGGTACATTTACTTTACTAATTAGACAAGGTAGTGATACTGAAAAAAGAAAACAAGTTTTAGAAACTTGGAATGACTTATCTCTTGACCCTAATGCTAATAATTATATAGCAAAAAGAATCGGTGATTCTAGTACAACATTGGCTGGAACAGTGTCAGAACCATATGTAACAGAAAATGGAACTTTCCCTAATAAATCAAAATATGTAAGAGTAGAAGTATTAAAGAAAACTCCTACTTATCTTGATACAAACGGAAATATTTCAGAAAATGCATTTTCAGCATCTTTACCAGGTCTAGGGAGTGGTTCTTTTCATGGTTCATTTAATGGTGGAGATAATGGATATGGAGGATTTGATGGGCAAGGTAATTTACAAGGTACTAACACTACAGCGACTAATTACACATTTTACAATAATATAACCACTGAAACACAAGGATTTGCAATGTCAGCTGATGGTGATGGAACTGATGCTTATACAAAAGCAGTTAACTTGTTAAAAAATCAAGATGCATATGATATCAATCTATTGTTTATGCCAGGAATTATAGCTAGTAGACACGGTGGAATAGTAAGTACAGCTATTGATGCAATGGAAGATAGAAATGACGCATTTTTTGTCATCGACCCTGTAACTTATGGTAGTGGTATAACAGATGCAACAACAGAGGCAGAGTCAAGAGATACAAACTTTGCAGCAATGTATTGGCCTTGGGTTCAAATACCTGATGATGAGTTAGGTCTTAGTAGATTTGTTCCACCATCAGTTGTTATACCCGGAATATATGCTTTTAACGATAAAGTAGCTCAACCTTGGTTCGCTCCGGCCGGTTTAAATCGTGGTGGAATTGATGTAGCTATACAAGCTGAAAGAAAATTAACTCATGCTAACAGAGATACCTTGTATAACTCTAGTGTCAACCCAATTGCTACATTTCCTGGTCAAGGAGTATGTGTTTGGGGTCAAAAAACACTACAGAAAAAATCAAGTGCGTTGGATAGAGTTAATGTACGAAGACTATTAATCAAAGTTAAGAAGTTCATAGCTTCTTCTTCAAGATTCTTAGTATTTGAACAGAATAATGCTCAAACAAGAGGTAGATTTTTAAATATAGTTAATCCATTTTTAGAACAAGTTCAAGCACAAAGTGGATTAACAGCTTTTAAAGTAGTTATGGATGAAACAAACAATACACCAGATGTAGTTGATAGAAACATATTATATGGTCAGTTGTTTTTACAACCTACACGAACTGCTGAATTTATTGTATTAGACTTTACAATACAACCTACAGGTGCTACATTCCCTGAATAAACGGAGATAATAATTGGCCGAGAAAATAATAAGTCCAGGAGTATTTACTAAAGAAATAGATGAAACATTTTTACCAGCAGCAATAGGTGATATAGGAGCCGCAGTTGTTGGACCAACTGTAAAAGGTCCTGTTTTAGTTCCAACAACAGTATCTTCTTATGCTGAATTTCAAAATCTTTTTGGCGACACTTTTAAATCTGGAAGTGATTATTATACTTATTTGACTTCACAAACTGCAGAACAATATTTAAAAGACGGTAATAGACTTACTGTCGTTAGAGTTGCAGGTGATGGATACAGTAAAGCAACTTCAGATGTACCTAACAGAACAGGCCAAAAATTAATTTTAGATTTTGCAGCTCCAGGCACTCCTAGTGCCACAGGCCCTAATGGTCCAACAATTTATGTTACAGGTCCTGTTGGAAATGCATCAACAAGTACTACAATTGGATTTAAAATTACAGGTTCTAGACATGCCACTGATTCAGGTCACAGTGCAGTAAATGCAATAACAGGTAGTACTGCCAATGAAATAGCTAAAAACTTTGCTGCATCAGCAAGTATGAAATTTAATCCAAATATTACTGGTAGTTCAGATACATCTGATGCATTTACAACTCTAGGTAAAAGAAATTTTTCCGGTGTTAAAGTTGAACTTGCTAGTGATATTGTAACTTTAACAACAGTCTCTTCTAGTAAATTTTATAATGATTTAAGTTCAAGCTTTGGAGAAATATCAGCTGACTCAGCTGATAGTGCTTCAATTACAACAAGATGGGGTACTTTAGAGGATACAGGAACAGCATTCACATTAAATACTAAAGTAGCTGGAGAAATATTTAACAATAGACCACCTTCATCAATTTTATCATCATATGATGATTTCACAGGTAGTTTTTCTTTAGCAGGTAATAAAAATATATTAACATCTGGTAGTGAAGATAATCTTAGATATGAAGTATCGAATGTAAATGTAAAAAAAGGTACATTTACTCTTTTAATAAGAAAAGGTACAGATATTGACAATAGAAAAGAAATTTTCGAAACTTGGAATGACTTATCTCTTGACCCTAATGCTAATAATTATATAGCAAAAAGAATCGGTAATCAATATTATGATATTGCAGGTACTACAGCAGAACCATATATACAGGCTTATGGAGAATATCCTGTAAAAAGTAAATTTGTCTATGTATCAAATGTTACTGATACACCAAATTATTTAGATGAAAATGGAAATATAAGATTAAATGCTGCATCAGCATCATTACCAGCACTTGGTAGTGGTTCTTTCCATGGTGCATTCAATGGTGGTAGTAATGGAGCTATCCAACATCCACAAAAATTTAGTGAGAATATAAACATAAATTCACAAGGTTTATATTTACATGCATCAACGACAGATACAGGTTCTGCTTCATATGAAAAAGCAATAAATCTTTTGGCAAATCAAGATGAGTATGATATAAATTTATTATTCTTACCAGGTATAATTTCAGGTGAAGGTACTTCTAATTCATACCATTCTTCTATAGCAGCAAAAGCAATAGATATGTGTGAATCCAGAGGAGATTGTTTTACAGTTATTGACCCTGTTGCTCATGGTTCGTCTGTTACAGATGCAAAAACAGAAGCTGAAACAAGAGATTCAAGTTATGCAGCAATGTATTGGCCTTGGGTCAAATTAGCAAACAATAGGTTAGGTAAAATGTCTTGGGTACCACCGTCAGTAGCAACTGCAGGTGTTTATACTTTTAATGATAAAGTATCTGAAGAATGGTTCGCTCCAGCTGGCTTAAATAGAGGAACTATAACTACAGCACAATCTGCAGAAAGAGTATTACTACAAAAAGATAGAGATGACTTATATGATTCAAGCGTTAATCCAGTAGCTACATTTCCTGGTCAAGGAGTATGTTTATTTGGACAAAAAACTTTACAAAGAAAAGCTTCAGCACTTGACAGGGTTAATGTAAGACGATTACTTATTAGATTAAAGAAATTTATTGCTAGCACATCTCGTTTCTTAGTATTTGAACAGAATAACACAAAAACTAGAAAAAGATTTTTATCAATAGTTAATCCGTTTTTAGAAGATGTGAGAGTTGGAAGTGGATTAAATGAATTTAAAGTTGTGATGGATAGCTCAAACAATACACCAGATATCGTAGATAGAAATATCTTATATGGTCAAATATTTGTTCAACCAACAAGAACTGCTGAATTTATTGTATTAGACTTTACAGTACAACCTACAGGAGCTTCATTTCCTGAATAGGTAATTTACAATATTTAACACTATTTTTTAATAAAGTTAATATTTATATAAGAGAAGTTTTTATTATACAACAGGAGAAATATAATGGCAGAATTAATTGATGCTAATGATGTGATGTTTACACCCTTTGAGCCAAAACTCAAAAATAGATTTATAATGCAAATTGATGGTATACCTGCTTACACTATTAAAGCTGTAAACAGACCACAAATTGATTTTGATGAAGTTGTACTTGAGCATATGAATGTAACAAGATATGTTAAAGGTAAGGGTAGATGGCAAACATTAGATATAACTTTATATGACCCAATTGTTCCTTCATCTGCACAAGCAGTGATGGAGTGGATAAGATTATCTCACGAATCTGTAACTGGTAGAGATGGATATTCAGATTTTTATAAAAAAGATGTAACATTTAATGTTTTAGGTCCTGTAGGTGATATAGTAGAAGAATGGACTCTTAAAGGTGCATATATACAAGTAGCTAATTTCGGTGATATGGCCTTTGATTCATCTGACCCTGTGGAAATCACTGTAACATTGAGATATGATTACGCAATACTACAATTCTAATCAGCATATATAAAAAAATAACAAAATCCTCAACTTTTTGTTGGGGATTTTTTATTATATATATATTTATATATGATTTAGAGAAAGGTTTTTATGAAAACAACATTTAACGAAATAATAGAAGATGTTTTAAAACACGAAGGCGGTTATGTAAATGACCCACACGACAGGGGTGGTGAAACAAACTTTGGTATAACAAAGAAGTTTTATCCAGATGTCGACATTAAAAATCTCACAAAAGAACAGGCTAAAAAGATATATCATCAAGATTATTGGAGACCTGCAAAATGTGATGAAATGCCACCACATTTACGACATATCTATTTCGATATGTGTGTAAACTTTGGTAGAGGTGGTGCTGTTAAAGTATTACAGAGAGCTGCAAATGCTAAGAATAGAGATAAAATAGAAGTAGATGGTGGTGTGGGCCCAGCAACATTAAGAGCAGTACAAAATGTAGAATTAGATAGAGTAAGAGCTTATCGTGTATTACGATTTGCTAATTTAGTTATTAAGAAACCAGAACAAGAAAGATTTTGGTTCGGATGGTTCAAAAGAGCTACCGAAGTATAGGAGAAAAAGTTATGTCAACAGACAAATTATATAATGATATAAAAGAACTTTTTACTGAATTTGAAGATAATCATTCAACATTCACAGAAAAAGGCAACAAAGCAGCTGGTAGTAGAGCAAGAAAAGCTATCGGTGAAATTAAAAAATTAGTTACTGGTTACAGAAAGGCATCAGTATCAGAGTCTAAGTAACAACAGGAGGGTTATAAATGTCAGAAGAAACAAACACTGAACGACCAGAAAACACTTACGGGTATCCATATGAAACTATTGATTTACCAAGTAAAGGTTTATTATATCCAGAAGAATCAGTTTTACGAAGTGGTAAATTAGATATTAAATATATGACGGCTAAAGAGGAGGATATTCTCACATCTACAAATTTACTGAAAAAGGGTGTGGCATTAGATAGATTAATTAATTCACTAATACTTACACCAGGAGTTAAAACAGATGATTTAATTTTAGGTGATAAAAATGCAGTTATGGTAGCAGCTAGAATATTAGCTTATGGACCTGAGTATATTTGTGAAGTTCCTAACCCTAAAACAGGTGTTGAATTTACACATACATTTGATTTAACAAAATGTCCTTTTAAAGCACCACCAGAAACTACTGAAAAAAATGAATTTGAAATGGAATTACCTATTTCAAAACAAAAATTAAAATTTAAAATATTGACAGGTGCAGATGAAAGAGCAATTGAAAAAGAACTTAAAAATATTGAAAGTACTGGAGTAGAATATGCACCAGAACTCACAACGAGATTAAGATATGTTATTGTTTCTGTGGATGGTAAAGATGATGCTGCTACAAAAAATGCATTAGCACAAAATATGTTGGCAAGAGACTCTTTATTTTTTAGACAAGAACTAGAAAGAATTTCACCTGATATAGTATTAAAACAACAAGTAGAAATAGAAGGAGATACGGTCGAGGTAGCTATACCAATGACCGTAGGGTTTTTTTGGCCTAAGGCCTAAACATCAACAAGAAATTCACAATGAAATATTTAATCTAGTGTTTTATGGAGCTGGATTTACTCATTCCGATGTATATAGAATGCCGGTCTATCTACGAAAATTTTATATGCGAAAACTTGTTAGTGTGAAGAAAAAAGAACAACAAGAAATAGATAAAATTCGAAGTAAAAAATCTAAAAAACCTAACATGCGTTCTATTAAACCAATCTAAAGTAATAGTTTTTTTAACAAGCTAGATATTTATATATGAATAACTGCATCTTTTGGAGTGTAAAATGAAAAAGAAAAAATCATATATGAATGTATCAAATATCCTTTCTGAAGGTTTATTTGATAAATTAACAAAATATATAAAAACATCAAAACTTAAAAAGAATAAAACTTTATTAAGTAAACTTAACAAAATTAATAAAGATACTAAAGATTTGGAAGCCAGCATGAACGCACGGCTCAAACAACTAGACCCTAAAGCAAAACCTTTTAAATTTAAAACAAATAAATTGTCAGACTTTTTTTAGGAGTGATTAATTGGCCAACCTCAAACAAAAACAAATAGCACTTGAAAATATCAGAAAAGCTCTTGAGTCTAATAATCAATTAACTCAAGCCAGTGCTGTATTGTTAGAAAAAGAAGTACAACAATCTGGTAAATTAACTGATTTAACCAAAGACAGAGTAAGAGCATTAGAACAATCTCTTAAAGCAGAAAATAGTGCATTATCAGCTGCAGACCAACTAGCAGGAAAAAAAGACGCATTAAAAACAATAGAAGACGCTATTGCACAAACAAAAACCAAGTCAGGTGCAACAGATAAAAGAATTTTAAAAAATACAATTACAGATTTAGTCAACAAGAAAAAATCATTAACTGTTGATATAGACAAACTAGAATTACAAAAAAATATAACTGGTGAACTTGATAATCAAATGAGTAGTTTGTTTCCACAACTTGGTGTTCTTAAAAAAATTCAAGGGGTTTATGGTCAGATAGGTGCAAAAGCAGCAGCGACTACAGCTGGGCTAATGGCTGGATTTGCAATACTAAAAGGTTATTCTAAACGACTTGATGCAATAGGTAATTCATTTGGTGCAATGGGAGTTAAAGAATTTAAAGATGACCTTATGGACGCAGATAATAATCTGAGAAAATTAGGTTTCGAAGCAGGTACGGCAGGAAAAATATCAGAGCAGATGGCAGTAAACTTTGGTATAGGATTTAAAGAGGCATCAGGTATGGCATTTGCAGTAGGTGAGGCCTCAAAAGCTATGGGAGTTAGTGCAGAAACAGGAGCAGCTGCTGTTGGTAACTTGATGACATATTCTAACTTATCATCTGAAGCTGCAATAAATCTTGCAAAAGGAGCAGAATATTTAGCAGTACAGGCTGGAGTAGCTCCTGGTGCTGTGATGGAAGATGTAGCAAAATCAGCTGAAGTTTTTGCAGCATTCTCAAAAGATGGTGGTAAAAATGTAATGAAAGCAGCCATACAGGCTAAAAAATTAGGAACAAATTTACAAACCACTTCGAAAATTGCTAAAGGATTACTTGACTTTGAAACTTCTATTGAAAAAGAAATGGAAGCCTCATTGATGATTGGAAGACAATTAAACTTTCAAAAAGCAAGAGAATTATCACTAAACAATGACATCGAAGGTGCCATGACAGAAATTGTAGGTCAGTTAGGTGATGAAGAAGAATTTAATAAATTAAATGCACTCCAAAGGCAAGCACTAGCAGACTCTATTGGAGTTGGTGTTGAAGAGTTAGCTAAGTTTGTAGGTAAACAAGAAGAATCACAAGCGATAGAAGAAGAAATAGCTGAAACTCCTGGTATAGCCGAAATGTTAGGAGAAGACACAATCAGTAATTTACAATCAATAATTAATGGTTTTGCAACTTTAGCCTCCAATTTACAAACTACTATTGGGCCTTATATGGATTCTATTATGGGAGCTATTAACTGGATGGTAGAAGGTATATTAAAATTTGAAAAATCAATGGGTGGTGTATCGAAAATAATGGGGGTACTGATTGCTAGGTCCGTAATATTAGCAGGTAAACAGATGGCGTTAGCTATTTGGAGTATTATAGGGTCATTAGCAAAAATTCCTTTTGGGCTAGGTCTCGTAGGAGCAGGAGCTGCAATAGGTGGTATGGTTGCATTAGCAAATAGTTACAAAGTAGGTGATATGATGTCAGACCCATCAGGACCAGTCGTTGCATTACCACCATCAAGAGGTGGTGGACTCTATGAGGGAAGAGCAGATGATACTGCAATATTGACTACGGGTCCAAAAGGAAGTAAATCAGGAGGTAATACTGAAAGTCAGAGCAGAATGGCTGCAAATCAACAAAAACAAACAGCGGCAATGGAAAAAATGGCTGAGAACCAAATTTCAAAAAAAGATATGCAAGAAGGTTTTATAACAGCACTACAAACAGTAGGACTAACACCAACAACGATAGGTGAATCTGTCGGTGAGGCGGTTGTTAGAACTGCATCTTAAAAAAGATAAATGGGAGATTTAAATGAGTAGCTCTGAAACAAGTGGATTGAGTAACTTATCAAGTATTTTTGCTCAAGGAGCAGGAACAAATCAATCACCTGTTCAAGGTAGGCACGAATCAGAAGTGTCACCGGGTGTTAGTATAGGTAGTAACTCTAATCTAGATTTTGATGCACCACAAAGTACATATGCATCAGATAATTTGAATTTAGACACTCCTGGACTACACAATCTTGCAGACAATGAAGGTTCACAAACACCATTTGAAGTAACAACAATAGGTGATAGTTTATTAACAAAAACTCCTACATTAACACAGAATGCAACAAATCCTTTAAGAACAGGAGTAACAGGTTATTCATACTGGGGTACAGGTGATAGGATAGGTTTACCAGGAGACGGCCCAACAGACCCTCAAAGTATAGATTTCTTTTCTGGTGAATATAATAATCAGAATTGGGGTACTGGACTTATTACATTTGCAAATGCCGCAGAAGAAGAATTTGCAATATCTGGCTTTACAAGAGGAATGCTTCCTTCCCCTACTAGTAATAATAGTAAAGGAGCATCAAAATATATTAAAAATATAGGTAGTGATGGATTAGGATATATGAAACAAAGCTCTTTACTTTGGAGTATGCCACTTGGATTTGGTGCGAATGGTACTAATCCAAGTTTAACTGATGACATCAGTACAGGTTTTGAGACTTCAATTCCATCTAAATATAATGGTAGTAATTTTATTCCAAATGAAACTGGTGATTATTTAGTCGGTAAAAACTTTCAATTTCCAGGCGTTTTGATGAAAGCAAGATATGAAAGTAATTATGGAACAAGTACTGTTATATCAGACGACAATAAATATAGTGCACAAGCAGGATATGATTCACCATTAAGTTATACATCTCAATGGTATTACAGTTCAATAGGTGAGACTGTAGGTGGAACACCAGTTTTAGATGCAGATGAAAATGAAATAACTACAAATTCTCTTGCAAAAACAACACCAAATCAAATACCAATATCTTCAGGTACTTATCCTAAAAATTTACATCATACCAATAAATTTGCTTTAGGTTCATATTACGGGCTGGGTTACAGGACAATAAGTCCTAATTTAGGTCTTCATACAGATGATGTAGGAGAAGATTCTGTATTAAGAAAAACATCTCTTGCTGATATGAATCAATATGATACTTTATATCAGTCTGTTGGTGGTGCAGGTAGTGATGGAATAATGAAATCGAGAGATGTAGGTTATTACTCTAATTTAGATTTATCAAATTTAAGTATTCGATACCAATCTAGTGCTTTTAGATATAATTATAATGGTGGGAATAGAAGTAGTGAAATAAACGAACCTTACACTATTGTTGGTGTCAATGATGCTGAAGGTGATTTTGCTAGTAGAAGTGAAATGAGCAGAGTAAGACAAAGTGATGCTAAAAAAAGAGATGCATCAAGACTTAAACTGTTTTTAGATAGTGATGCTGGTAAAAAGTGGAAAGTAGACGAAGCAAAAAGAGGTGTACTTGCCTATGTAAATCATATAGCTGGAGGAAGTTTAGACAATTTTGGAGGATTTCTTGCATTAGGTTTTGGTTCACAACGATTTAATTATCTACCTCTGTTACCTGGTATCGTTATTGGTGGTGTGAATGTTAATATTGGTGCAAAAATAAGACTTGCAAAAGCATGGCCAACAACTTCAAGAGCTTTAGGTGTTGGTCGTTATGAAGATGTAGGACAGATTCCTGTGGCAAGTGCTATTCTCAATGTTAATAGACCTTTAACAAAAAATCCTATAGCAGATTTATTCTCATCTACCGCAATATTACACAAAGGTACGGGACACGACTTTGGTCAACCAGGAACTCGTTCACCTGGATATTTATCTACATTAGGAGGTAAACCTAAACAGAATGTCAATACTTCTATAAACCCGACTGGTGACCCTGGATTTTTCAGTTCAGTAACTAGTATGTTTGGTAGTCAAGATGGTCTTAAAGGAGATATATTTACGACAGCAGGTGTACCAGAAAATACAAACAGTATTAAACTATCATTTGATAAAGACAAAGATGATAAAAAAGCTAAAGCTTCTGACCCTAACGAAAATATTGAAACAAAAGATGAAGATTCAACAAACAAAGAACCTAAAGAAAATACACTTGATAAACTTAAAAAAGCAGCAAATTCATATGGTAAGGCCAAAGGTGCTACAGCAATTAAAAAAATAGAAGATGTCGAATCAAGTGAGCATGGTATGCCATTTTATTTTAAAGATTTAAGAGATAACACATATGTAATATTTAGAGCATATTTAGATTCTATTACAGAAGATGTATCTCCTGAATGGAATAGTGGTAATTATATAGGTAGAAGTGAACCAGTTTATACTTATAAAGGTGCAGAGAGATTAATTAATTTTAGTGTAAAATTATATGCATTCACAAAAGATGAATTAAAAGCTATTTATATAAAAATGGACAGATTGACATCAATGGCATATCCCAAATATAAAGCAGATAGATTATTTATAACTGAGGGGGTCAATAAAGTTGCCAAAACAAGAATGATACCACCATTAGCAAAATTAAGAATAGGAGAATTATATGGTTCAAAAGGAAGAGAACTTCCAGGTTTTATAAAAAGTTTAAGTTACTCAGTTCCAGAAGAAGCCACTTGGGAACATGAACAAGGTAAAAGAGTTCCTAAATATATTACAGCAACAATAGGTTTTCAAGTGATACACGCTACTGTAGGTCCACCGGGGCTAGGTGATAGATTTTATGGTATCATGGAAGAAGGTATTGAAGAATTTGTATCATCATAATTAAAAGAGGAATAAAAATGTCAAGATATAGAAATACTAGTATAAAAAGAATTAAAAATTCACCTGAATATAATAAAAAAGGTAAAGATGCATATGGAACAACTTTGTACGAAAAAATTTCAGAAACAGATGATGATATTTTTATAATAACTACTGATGGTGATAGGTTAGATACTTTATCACAGCAATTTTATGGTACTCCCAAATTATGGTGGTTTATAGCTCATACGAATAATATATCTACAAATAATTTAATACCAGGTACTTCATTAAGGATATCTATTAATACAGAATTAGCAAGAGGTTTATAATATGTCAATCAACAGTAGAGTTTTTGGAGCTCCAATTGATAAAAAAATACAAGCAAAATTAAGGGCAAGACAAGACTTAGCTCACGATGGTTCAGGTAAGGTTGCTGTTAAACCAAATGAAACAAGAATAGGTAAATATTCTGGTGGGTTAGACCCTAGTTCAAAAAACACTTATGATGAAGTTTTAGGTAAAGAACATATGGCACAGTTTGGTGGCCAAATTGACCCGTCCACTCGAACACCATGGGTCAGAATGTGGACAGCAATAGAGGTTCGACAATATGCAGATGTACCAGGTGCAAAAGGACAAGTATCAAAGGCAGATTATGATAAAAAAGTACAAAAATATCGTGAACAAAAACAATCTTTAGATTCCACAGCAAATAAAGCTACCAAAGAATTTCAGAAAGACCTTGAAGCATTAAATAATCTTCAAGAACAAATTTTAAAAATAGATACATCAAAAAAAGTTAGTTCTGGTGGTATTAAAAGGTATGCCGTTGAAAAACAAAATATGACATTTGAAGATGGTACTCAAGGTCCAGGTTGGCAAATAAGAGAAGCTAAATCAGCTGCAGTTCAGGTTTATGAGATAGGTAATCATGCTTTTAATAATTTTTGGAGTGAAAATGGAAAAAGAAGAACAACACCTAATAAAACAGTACAAAAACAATCTGATATAATAGAAGAAAAATTTTTAGGTTTATATGTTCCTGAAGAAGGTGAAGTACAGGCATTACAAGGTGCTGGATTCAATGAATATCTTAAACCACCAGCCGGTATAACAAATGTAAGGTCAACTACAATAGGGCCATTAGGTTTGATGAAAAAAACTGAAGTAACTTTTGTTGTACATAATTTTCATGATTATGAAGCAATTTATTCAAGGTATTTTTTAACTCCTGGTGCACAAGTTTTTGTTGATTTCGGGTGGAGCAGTCTTCATACAGATTTGTATGACCCAAGATTCTTTTTTGATGTAGATGAAATCGACACACTTAAAACGAAATATGGTTCATCGAGAGTAGAAGAAGTGTTGTTTGGTAAAGATTGGGGCAGAGATGGTGTTATTGGTGAAAATTATGGTGAGATGGAAGTTTTGATGGGCCAAGTTACAAAATTTGACACAAAATTTAAAGATGACGGTACTATTGAATGTTCACTTACATTTGCTTCTAAGAATTATGCACTTTTAGACCATAAACCTGACGCTGTGCAAAAAAATAGGATATTGAAATACTTAGAATTAGATATTATTAAATATGCTTCTAATTTTATCCAAGATACTTCAGAAGGAGCCACAATTATATCATCTGAAGATGATGATGGAACACCACAATCTAGAGACAATCAAAGACTGCTTGCTAATATTTTTGCCGACAGATATTTATCCGGAGGTACTACTCATGGTGTTGACGCAAATTCACCTGGTGTGTTGAGTGTTGTAACAGGAGTTTATTGGCAATCTGCACTTTCAACCGGTATGAAAACCGATTTTGATACTTACTATAAGAGCAATGAAGACGCGGACTTACTTGAAAAATCAATTAAGGGTCATGTAAAAACATTGTATGGTGCAGATGCAAAACAACTTTATGTTAGTTATGGATTTTTTGAGGATAAAATATTAAATTTAGAATTTGGTAATGCAATGAATGCTTCTGAACTTGCAGGAAAAGGTTCCGAAGAATCAAATTTTGCAACTAAATTTGATTCAAAAAAAACTTATATAAACTATACTGATAGTTTGTTTCTTAGACAATCTTATGAAGACGCAGAAAAGGTTGGAAAAAATTTATCATATTTATATCCGAATTTATCAGATAATTCTAGTTTAGGTAAAGAAGTGATAGTAGGTTTATTATCAGAAGAAAGTTATAACAATGTAGCAAATCCTAACTCACCTCTAAATATGTATAGTAAATTATTTAAAAATAATGAATTAACTAAAAACAGTTTAGATAAAATTTATGGAGTTGAACAAAATTATTTTAATTCAAGGATTCTTGATGCGTCTGATACCGGGGCAGGTGATAAAGCAAGAGACCACTTGTTAAAAGTTTTTAAGAAAGATTTTTTAGCTAAAAATATATTTCCGTTAAGAGAAATGTTTATCAGTGTTGAATTGATTAAAAGTGCTGTTAAAAAAAGTGAAACAACTGAGAAGATATTAGAATACATTTTCAAGGAAATAAAAAAGGATTCTAACGATATAATTGATTTACAATTACTTTCAAATGAAGATGGTACAAAAATAGGTGTAGTTGATATAAATTGTTTACCTATTAAACATGTTAAATCTCAAAACAAAAATCTTAAAATTAAAAAATATGATTACGATGAAATTTTTACATTTAAACCGTTTTCAAAAAATTCAATCGTAACTAATTTTGATTTGTCATTAACCACGCCTAAAGGTGCAATGAACAGCATGATTGCAATACAATCTATGTCAGGTCAAAAAAAAATTACCGCAGGTGATGGTCATATAGATGCTATACTTGCACTTAAAATAGCAGAACAAGTTAAAACTGATTTAGTATCTACTATTAAAGACATCGATGTAGTTTATTTACCAGAACAAGGCCAGGTTGCTTCTGATAGATTACTTTTAACAGGCTTAGAAAGAGACAAAAGAGTTCGTGAAAAATTTTCTGAAGGTGCAATTTTTAATACGAAAAAATTTAAACCTATAAAATTTGCAAAACCATCAGCAGGTCTACCTGTAAACACTGCTAAACATGTAATATCGACTGCTAAAAACACTACTACAGTAGTTACAAATTATTATCAAGATGAAGAAGGAAGAACTAAAAGACTTGCAAAAGAAGAAAAAGAGGAACTAGAATTTGGATACAATTTAGTAAGTGGAGATGCAGCTGAAAAAATGGCAGAAGCCACAAGCGAATTTTTTGCTACTATGCATTCTACGATTATACCGTTAAAATGTAGTTTGAGTCTTAAAGGTATAGCAGGAATAACAAATGGTGATATATTTACAATAGACTATTTACCTGAAAAATATCAAGGAATTACATATTTTCAAGTTACAAAAATAACACACAAATTTGGAAATGACTGGGAAACTTCTATAGAAGCACAATTTAGGATAAATGCAGAAGCAAAAGCAGACCTTTATAACGGAGTCATATCTGGTTATAGTAAAAAAATAAATTCTCAGATGGTAAGTGGTTTGACTAAAGAACATGCAGACCGTGGATTGAAAACCAAAGGAAGTAGGTTATCAAATAATTATAGTATGTATGGTAAACCAATAAAAGTTATAGACTGGAATTAAAAAATGGCAAAATTAACAGAAGCACAATTACAAAGTATAGCATGGGCAAAAAGTTTTAAAGCAAAAAGGGCTTATAATGATGACTATGTGGCCACAGATGGTAGTGGTGTATCAGCGATGTATGGGTATTGGATGGCTTTATTTATGACGAGTCCTAGACATAGTTCTGTTATGCCTGGTGATGGAGCTATTGGTTATAAAGCTCCAGATGGTTATGTTGAAGGTATACTAGAAGACATGGCAAAAGGTAAATATGGCGTAACAAACAATGAGAGAGGTCAAGGAGGTAAGTATGACAATGTAGTTCAGAGAATTGATACTCATCATAGAGAATTAAAAAAGGTAGTTGATTACTATCAAGTGATTAACAAAAAATTAGAAGAACTAACTTTAGAAGAACATAAATGGCATGCTCCTAGATTTGCACTCGGTTTAAAAGTAAATGCAGTTGTAAATTTGGATGATGGATATGAAATGTATACTTTAACTGTTGCATTTTTACCAGGTAGTGGAGTCTCATCAAATGAACAAGATGTTGAACAGGCCTTTAATTTAAAACCACAGAATTATTCAGTATTATTGGGACTAGCACAAGGTGGTGCACCCACAGGCCATAATTTCCCTACAGATAATAAGAATAACAACTACCCAATGGACCATGAAACCGGTAACAGAGCTTTTACAGCTTTTCCTGATTTTACTACAGATACAAATACTGATGAAAGTGGTGTTTATATATTTGCAAATACATGGGGTTTACCTGGTCATATGGCAAAGATAGGCCAAGAATCATATTTTACTGACAAAGTTTTTGATATGAGTAGACCCTATCAAAATCACGAAATTTGGGGGCACCCAACCACATGGGTGCCAGCAGAAGCATCGGGATTCACTCCGACAAATTATAATGGTCATTATATTGATGTAGTACCAGGTAAAACATACTATGAATTGGGAGTAAAAGTACCATATGCTTTTAATCAGTCATCTCCCAACCCTGATGGAGCTGATACAATGGCTAAATCACCTTATATGCAATATTATGCCTCAGGCACATCACTTAGCGGAATTCCTACAATAGCTATTGCAAAAGAAGAAGATGTTTGGCATGACTCTGGTGTAGGAATAATTCATTTACAAGTTAATATGTGGACGGATATAACGAGAGTAGTAGGTTTAGTACTGGATGGTGTAAATTATTTTAATAAAAATGGTATAGTCTCAATTGATGCTGCAAATAAAACTATTCAACGAAAAATAGACACAATACTACCATATGAATGGAAACCTGAACCTACTGAAGACGATTTGCATGATGCTTGTATACAATGTGTGAACTTATGGCCATGGGGCATGACAAGATTTGAAGAAAATTTAGCCTATCCTAGATATGGAACTGGTGGCCTAAATGATTTTAGTACTGCATATGCATTTAAAGACGACTATACATTCTTAAATCCTCTTTTTGAACAAGAATGGAGTAGTGGTGTTAGCACGGAACAATTTTCAAAAAACTGCAGAAGCATAGGCAGACACTTACCTAAATATAGAGATGAAAGTTTTATTTATCATCCTTTTGCATATTTTTACGCATCCCAAGCCGCAGCTTGGCAATATCTTGAAGTGTTTCAATTACCAGCATCACATCTAACTCATAGCGGAAAACAATTAAAGAATGCAGGAATGACGGCCGAGAATCCTGGTGAACCAAAAAAATGGGAAAAGTGGGTCTGGGAATGGACACCATCTGAAATCAAAACTCAATTTCAAGATTATGCGTTAACAGAGACATGGGAAATAGCTTCAAAAGACTTGATGTGGGATAGTGTTAATCACGAAGGTGTAGTTTATGGTGGCCACAAAACTGATTTTTCACCTTTTTCATTTTGTTCATATATTGATACTATGACTGGTTTAAATGAAAGTGATAATATGGACCCAGCACTCGTAATGGGTATAGGAGAAATTGGAGCATGTGTACCCAATCCACAATATTGTCCATCATCTGTTTGGGAAACTTTAACTCAACTAGCCCCTGCATCTGAAAATAAAACTGAAACAAGTGCTATTTTTAAATCTCAATATTTTATAGATAATGGATACAACTATTGGATGAATCCGTTAAGTGGTAATACAGACAATGAAACATGGTGGAATGTGTGTGAAGGATTAAAAAGTATCGGGGCAGTAGATGACAATTGTAATCCTTTATATCGTGCTGATTCACTTCCGAGTACCGTTGGTACAAATGCAAACCCTGGCAGTGAAGACAATATTGGTTGCAACATTATTAGCGTAACGAGTCAATACCCACTAATACAAGGTACTCAAGTAATGGGTGCTTCAACTAATTCAGTTCTGCTCAATTCTTATTATGATATACATAATTATGATACGGATGCTACGATGTGTAATAATTCCAATACAGGTGCTACTATGGAAGCAAAAAATATTTGTGAAGAGAATTATGAAAATGAGCATGAATGGTATACATGGATAACCACACAAATGGGACTACCAAATGGTGACCCTGACGGTTCAGAAGGGATTGGATGTTGTTGTATGAAACCTGATGGTTGGAAAGAACCATATCTTGACGGTTATGGATATCCATTCGGTATAGAATAGAATCCTGATGGTTGGGAAGAACCCATATCTTGACGAATTTGGACAACCATTCGATATACTTCCGTAATGTTATAATAAAAATAAAAAAACTTCTTGTTTTTTACATAAAAAGGTTATATATTATACTATGGTTTATATTTTAATACCTATATATTCAGACCCATTCTTACATCCAATGCATAAGAATAACAAGTTATCTTTGCTCTATATTAATGAAATTGATACAAAAGAATGGACTAAATTAAAGAGTTATATCTTACCTCAAAAACATCCAGATTCAAAAGAGTATATGGTTGACTACTCATTTTTAGAAGGTGATGGTCTTATATTCACACCTGATTCTAAAAAATTACAACCAATATTTAAAGAACATAGAAAAGTTGGTGATGTGAATATTGCTCATTGGTGGAAATATGGAAAACCTATAGACTTGGAAGTACGAAATAATGCAATAGATTTCCTGAGTAATAAGTACTACAATGTAAAAAAACTTAACGAAATAGTACCAATTATCAAACATAAAGAGTATTGCGATGAAGTATCAGAAAGAATACTAAACTTCTTGAAAGAAGATTTAAGTGAACTTATAAATGATATAGGTTGGTTTGATAATAATGGTTCAACTGAAGCTATTCAAGCTTTCCATAGTATAGAAAAGAATGGTGTGACAGTATCAGATGATGTATGTGATATATTTGATGTAAGAGTAAAGAAACATATATCAGATGGTAAATTATATAGTAATTACAATTTAACTACAACAACAGGTCGTCCAAGTAATTCATTTGGAACTGTTAACTTTGCTGCTCTACCACCTGAAAAACGAAGAGCTATCATACCAGAAAATGACTATCTCGTAGAGTTTGATTTTGATGCTTATCACTTGAGATTGATTGCTGACTTAGTTGATTATAAACATTTTGGTAAAGAATCAGTACACGAACACTTATCAAATTTTTATAAATGTTCATATGATGAGTCAAAAGCTAGAACATTTAGACTATTATATGGTGGTATTGATAAAGAAACACGAGAACAAGTACCATTTTTTAGAAGAGTTCATGAATATATAAATAAAAAATGGAATGAAATAAATACTCACAATTGCATTTATACTGATATTTATAGAAGGAAACTTATATACGATAATTATCAAGACTTGAATAGAAATAAACTATTTAATTATTTGATACAAGCACATGAAACGGAATCAAATATTAAGAAGATTTTGTTAATTCAAGACTATTTATTATCGAAACACACTAAATTGGTTTTATATGGATATGACAGTTTCCTATTTGACTTTTCTAACCAAGATGGAGTGGAAACTTTGAAAGATATAAAATCGATTTTAGAAGAAGGTAAACATTACACCAAATCCAAAATGGGTTTAAATTACGGTGAAATAAAAGATATTACAAAGAGGTTATAAATGAGTTTAATAGATAAAATAATTACAGAATGGTCATATCGCGTTCATGATGGAATTCCTAATAAAGAAAATCCACTACATATAGTTCAACTCCGAGAATCACTGGAAAAATTGGATATACCGATATCTATTGCAGAAGAACTAATTCAAAATTTAATTAATGAAGATGGAGGTCTCTCAGATAAAGAAAAAGAGAAAGCTGAAAAAATGGGATTAGTTTCTCTTGGGTATGGTAACTACGGAAAAGAAAAAGGTGGCGAAACTACACATAGAAATAAAGATGGTAAATTAGTAGCTGTAGGTGATGAAACCCCTGAAAAAGATACTCAGCCAGGAATGACTATGGACCCAGATGGTGGTTTTGGAGCAGATGATGAAACAGAGAAAAAAGAAAAAATAGACACAAAAGTAGCTGTAGATAAACTTAATGATAAAAGATATGGTGTATCAAAGAAAATAGAAACACAATTAAACAAAGGATATATTACTAAACAAGATGCAAAAACAGCTCAAGAATTTCATCAAGATATGAATGAATTTTTAAAAAATCCAACAAAAGAAGTAGCCGAAGCATTAGTTGAAAAATATAAATTATCACAAAATGCAAACGGTAAAAAATTATATTTAGGATTTATAGCAGGAGATGGTAGAAAGTTATTAGGTGAAGATAATTTGTTGATTAAAGAAGTCAGTAATGTAATAAATCAATTTGTAGATTTAAAAGCAAAAGGTGATGTACAGAAAAAAGCAGCAGATAAATTACAAAGTGCATCAAAACCTGGCCTGACTACTGTAATTAAATCAGATGATGAGGGTGTTAAAAGATTATTTAACACACCACCATATGACAGATTAGATGAAAAATTTCATCAAATATTTGGACCTACTGATGAAAATGGAAATTCTTTAAGACCGAGTAGTGAATATTCAAAAGAATATTTTCAACAATCTGTTAATGAAAATGAATCATTAGATAAAACAATTGAAGTACTTAAAGAATTAGAAGAACAAGGGACAGCAGCACCTGGAGTAAGAAAAGCATTAGAGAAACATAAAGTAAGAATGGCAAAAATAGCAAAAGATTTTGATAAGATGACACTAGAACAGAGAAGAAAAGCAGTTGAAAAATCTTATTCAGATATGGCAAGAGAGATGCACGAAGCAGATTCAGATACAGCTAGAGGTATTATGAAAAATATGGCTGAGATGGCATTGTATGATTCAGAAATTGCAGGCGGAGAAGAGGCTTATCTACCATCTGCTGGTACATTTCCATCTGGAGATAAATTAAGAGTTGATAGAGATGGTAACGGTGTAGTTGAAAAAATAGCGGCTGTTTCTGTTAAATTTGGCAAAAGTGGAGGTGTTTATGGTTTCCCAGGTGAGAGTACACAATATGTTAAATTTCATCCAGATGAAGATAAGAGAACTTCAATGAGAAATAGGGTAGGTCATGCAGGACATTCTTTAGGTGTTAGAGATGATTTAATACAAGAGCCAGCAAAGTTTAACAAGATGTTGAAAGAAAGTGGTTTAGCAGGAGCCATAAAAGAACCTGAAAAACTTAGACAAAAATTTATGGAAATGCAAAAAAGAATAGATGAGCTAAGAGAATCAATTACAAATGATAAAGGAAAATATTCAAATAAAGATTTAGTAACTAAACGAAAAGAATTAGAGGCTATTGAGAAAGAGGCACAATCTATATTGAAAGAAAGTGTTGATGAAGAAAAATTAGTAGAACTATTAGGAAAGAGTAATGCAAAATTATTTATGAGTGGTGGAGCAGCTGCAGTAAATATAATATGTATGGCTTCAGCGTTAAAAACATCTGATGGATTATCAGTTATTGAACATAATCATCAGATAATAGATAAAAATGGATTACATTCTGAAACAGACAGAGGTACACCAAATCTTAAAGACTGGAAATTTCAATTTAGAGCATATGATAAAAGAGGTGGTGGATTATTAGCTGGATTTGTAGGTGGTGACACATAATGAGAACACAATTATTATGTACATTCACAACGAAAGAAAACTTAGATGATACAATTAAAAAAATAATTGATTCATATAGTATAGTGTTTAATAAAGTTTATGTACTACAAAATGAAGATAACCCAACAGAATTGATATGTACTTACAATGTTGATTTAAGTGGTGGCATTGATTATAATTTAGTTTCAGGAACAATATCATTACATAGAAAGAAACATTCAAATACATTGTACACGATAAATGCATTAAACGAATGCATAAAGAATTTAAATAATGGTATACTGGATAAAAAATTTATGATACCATGGGAAAATTTCAAAAATATGTTAATGGTAACAAATTCAGAAGGATTAAATAAAATTAATACGAGAATCTATAAAATAATTAATATAGAAAAATAATAGGTTTTCATATATTTATATATATTTATAGATAGTTAAATTACAATTACAGGAGAAATAGGTTATGTCAGATAAAGAGTCTAACAAGGTTACAACAGAAACTAATCAAGAATCTACTTTATATTATTTTTACTCAGAAGGATGTGGATGGTGCAAAAGAGCTAACCCACTAGTTGATGAGTTAATTAAAGAAGGTAAAGATATACTTAAACTAGATTTAGGTGTTGCAGATAATAAAAAGCTTTTAGAAGAAGTTAAAAAAGAATATGATGTTAAATGTGGAACACCTTTGTTTATTAATGCAGAAACAGGTCATAAAATATGCGGTTTCAGAGAAAAAGATATTCTCGAAAAATGGGTACGCGGCGAAGAAATTCCAGAACCACCAAGACCAAAAGGTCCACCACCACCACCACCTCAAGATTTTGAAGATAAAGGACAAATTGATGAGTGGACTAAAAAATATTCAGAATGGGTAGAAGAAAATAAGCATATGCCTAATATACCTCCTGCAGACCAGATGTTGGCGAGATTAAAACAACAGAGAACTGCTATGTTACAACAACAACAAGGTGGTGATGCAAGGATTGCTAACATCGAAAGAAAATTAGATGCACTGATGAAACATTTAGGTGTACCACCAGTTATGCCTGTACCGCCTCAAGGTGTTCAACCACCACAACCGCAGGTTAAACCAAGTGTTAAAGATGTAACTCAAGACATAAAAAAAACAGGAAAGATAAATAAAAAAGGTAAGTAACTTTGAAATTCAAGTTTAAACCTACTCCTACTGTAGACAGAGAGGCAACTGAAGAAGAAATAAAATGTATTGAAGAGACTGAAAAGATGTTGGAGGGAGAAAATAAACTTCCACCAGCATCTCAGATGGCTCGAGACATAGCAAAGACTCATTGGAAATCTCTCAAAGCATGGTTACGAGGTTCTCAAACAATCACAACAACAGAAGAAGCTGAACGAAGATGGGAAATTTGTAAACAATGCCCTCATCTTCTCTACGATGAAACTAATCCAGATACAGGTAAGAAAGATGGTAGATGTACACATTGTGGTTGTTTTATGAATGTGAAAGTACATTATGCTGTAGCCGAATGTCCTATAGATAAATGGAAAAAACATTGTGGTTGTCAATGTGATTGTAAACACACAGGAGATTGTGATGAATAAATTAACACTAGCAGAATTAAATAGTATTTATCCACTTGGAGAAAATAGAATAGGAAAACCAATATTTATAGATTTCTATGCTGATTGGTGAGGACCTTGTAAGATGTTTGAGCAGGTGCTCAACGAAGTAGTACCAGAATACCAAGACAAAATACAAATGTATAAAGTTAACATTGAAGATGAACCACAAGTAGCACGACAATTTGGTGCCAGAAGCATTCCTTATATGGCATTTATATCAGAGACTGGTGAAAGACAAACACAAGTTGGTTCTATGAATAAAGAAACACTCAAATATTATTTTGAAGGATTAATTTCAAAAAAATAAAAAAAAAGTGGTGGTTTCGGAAATTTTATTATATATATAATAATTGTCTGAGAATGACAAAGTTTTTTGAAAGTTTTACCGGTAAGGGTTGTCAGTATGAAAATGGCTGAACAATAGCTTCCAAAGGTTATAAGGTGACATCGAGGTCTGTGGTGGACAATACAAGGGTCGTAACTGACTGAGTATTATAGGAGTAA